ATTGCCGACGTAGAGCCATCCCTTTCCCGATGCTTCGAGCATATAGTCGGAATAGAAGTGCTTGTCATCGACAAAGCTCAACTCGCCGTCACGCTCGACATAGCCACGAGTCGGCGTGTAGAGCAGCTTGCGCCAGCCCTTTGCCGTGGCAACGTAAACGCCAGCATCCTTGGCGCGAGTCCAGTCATAGAAGATGCGGTCGGTGGGGTCGCCGTAGAGCATGTAGATGTCGCCCTCGAAGTAGTGGAACTTCTCGCGGCTGTTGCGGTTTAGTTCGCCTTCCAGATAGCCAAGGTGTTCAGCCACTCCGTTTATCTTGACCTCACGACGTAGCAGTTCAGACAGAAGCAACAGGTCTCCGCGTGACGACATGCTGACATCGAGTGTCAACTGCTTGTCATTGTCTGTGTAGAAGTAGCGACGTTTGTCTTCACGTCGGTAGATGTTGTGGTCGATGTGTGGCACGCAGTTGCCGTCCCAGTCCGTAGGCTTCAGCGAGTAGGCAGATTCCGCTATCTCGATGGCCTTTGGCAGATACTTGATACGCTTCGGTTCGTGCATATCAGTCGCTCCAAAGTTGGCGATGTAGTACACCATCTTCGGTGTCATGTGCAACATGCCGTACATCACGTCAATCACGTCCTCATCGTCAATGCCGAATCGGGTTTGTGCAACCACCGCAAAGCGTTCCTTTGTCACGTAGCTGCGAATGCTGTTAATGCGGTTGAATACTTGTGCCGCTTCTTTCAATTCTTCAAATGTCATAGTTCTTATAATTCGTTTAATTCATGATTACTCTTTCGCCGTCCTCGGTCGTATTCCTCAAAGGTTTTCACGCGGTGGAATATCGCCCGCATGTTCACCCAGCGTTGTAGTGACTTGTAGAAGGGTGCCGCGTGCTGCTTGTCATAGACCATCACGTAAGGATCAAAACCCATGTCGCGCAGGGTGTAGATGCGTTCAAGGTCTTGTTCGGGCGTGGTGTCGAAGTTGGTCAGCACGAACACTTGCGCCAAGTGCCCTCGGTCGAGCGAGCGGTGGAAGTGGTCGGCAAAGCATTGCAAGCCACGGAGCACGGCATCCTTCTGGCGGTAGTCATCCCACGCGAAGTGAATGGTCGAGAGGTTGATGCAGTTCAGCATCTCCACCTTCTCAACGGTTAGCAGTCGCGCGTCCATGCCCTGGTTGATGTCAACTCGCGCCTTCGAGTCGGCCAACTGCCCTAACAGGTCGCGCCACTCACGGCACGCCAAGATGTTCGGGTCGCAAAGGCAGATGTTCCGCTGACCGCTCCACCACTCCGAGAGGTCGGCCACCTTGTATGACCGACGGCCTTCCTTTGCCGCCACATGGCAGAACGAACAGCCACGCGGACACCCTCTACTCAGGAATCCGTAGGCCGTGTCCTTCACCATGGGGTAGAGCGAATAGTCGGGCATCATGTGCTCCACCTCCGGGGGCAGTGGTCGGTCGTTGCCGTTCCACACCTCGCGCCCGTCTATCAGCTGGATGGCATAGCCCGAACCGCCACGTATCACCTCGTCGGCATTGATCACCATGCTGCTTTCGGGAGTAGTAGAAAACACCTTCGATATATACACGCGGTCGTAATGCTCGAATCCGTTGTACCATTCAGTCGTGTCTCCCTGCTGCTTATGCCATGCCGACAGCTTCATGATGGCAAGGTTGGGGAAGATGTCGGCTTTCGTCTTGCCGTACCTTCGCCCGTTGGCGTGCTTGCCCCACATGAGGTCAGCGTCAACAAGTCCGATTTTCATATAATTCGTTTAATTCGTAATAATTCTTGCAGCCGTTGCAAAATGATTTTGCCATATCACTTCCCTTTAATTCTGACAACCAATTCTTCCAACTCTTTCTGCCTGCGTTCCTTGCAAAAGCGGCAGTTACCTTTATGACCTATAACCATTAAGTTATCACTGCCTATATATTCGCAACTATCAACCACGATAACATCATATAGCATTCCATTACTATCACGCTTAGTAAGACACCCAGCCATCATGACAGCCGTCAGTGCCAATAATATTAGTTTCTTCATATTAGTTTAACTATTTTACTTATTACATTTCCATAATAATTATTGTCAGAGATACTATGTATATGCCATTTGTTCCACCAATGACGCTTTATAAATGTGAGATAATAATCTCTACGTGCTGTTCTTATAACAGCAGTCTTCTCCTTCATAATTCACTTCCCTTTCACAAACCTGTTTATAAACCAATCTGCTACCGTTGCCAATACAGGTGACGCAAGGCATAAGATAATAAACCCAAGTATAATATATACTCCTATCGTATCCATAATCAGTCCTCTTTAATTAAGTTCAACTTCAAAAACAGCTCTTTCTTTGCCTTGTCGAGGCATTCACGACAATAAGGATATGCAGGTATGTCAGGGTCAACAACTGGCCAGAATGCAACTGCCTTTTTCCCGCACTCGCAACACTTACAATCAGATGCTTTCATTCTCTTTCATCCTTACCCTTATTACTGTCATAACAAACCTTATCATACAAATTAGCATCAAGATACTGATAAGCCTCTTTCTCTGTGCTATTTTGCCTAAAATACGGAGTTATATTCCTCCTTTTTTAGTTTGAATCCTTATCTTTATTGTCCGGATGCTTTTCAAGCTCCTTTTTAAATTCTGCTGCCATCTCTCTGCTTGATTCCCTGACTTCCTTAAAGAATTCATCACAAAACACGTCCACGTCCTCGTTAAGAACAATAGCCTCCATAGCGATGTATTCGCTAAATGCTGTAGCGACTGCAGCATAGAGCATATCACGATCATGTTTCATTGTGGCTGTTATATTCGCCATATTGATTGCGGATTTAATCAAGCCAAGATAAGTCTCACCTCTCTCCATTTTCTTCATACTCTCTGTCACCTTCTTTGCCATAATTGTTTTATTTGAGTTCAACATAATAATTCTCGATAATCCATTTGATGAGGCGCTTGATGTGCGGACGTATCACCCAGCCGCGCCCGTAGTAGCCGTTGCCAAAGTCACTGACAGCTGAGGCTACGTCTGTGATGGGACAGGTGCGCCCGATCTTTCGCCATTGATACGGAGTACCGCCAAACAGGCTCCGGCAGCGTTTCGACGTCAACAGCACCTCGCGCAAGTGACAGTCAAGCAGCATAGCCAGGAACTTGTCCTGATCGTTGAGCAATGCCAGTCGTTTGTCTTCGCGCCAAATCACCACCTGCTTGTACCTGCCGTCGCCCAGCTGCTTATATAGCTGCAACAGCCTCAGCGCAGTCAATATCTCGTCATCTGTCAAGTTCTTAACGGGATGCACCAGCTTAGCGTGGCAGAGTATTGTCTGCACCTCAGCGTCCCAGGGGTTGAATGGTTGTATCTGTGTCATACGGCCTTCTTATTGTGTTTCCGTTTCTCCTCGGCGAGCCTGCGCTTGGTTTCGCTGATCTTTCGCCCACGCTCTTTCGAGATCTCAGGATGACGGAGTGTAGTTATACGCAGGCTTTCCTTGCGCTTACGCTTCTGCTCTTCTGTCACCTGTCGACCTGGCTTGAACTCTGTAGCAGGATTAAGATGCATACCTTTTTTGATGCAACCAGGATTACCCATTTTCTTGCTGACCACAAGCGCCATGTGTCTGTGACTATTCCACAATTCTAACAGCCACTCAGGATCTTTCTCCAGTCCAAGCTCCCTCGCCTTGCGCAAAATGGTTTTCTTGCACATGCCGAAAAGCTCCGCAAGCTCGTCGTTGGTAGTAGTCGGGAAATGACGGCACAGGTCGTCGATCATCTGTCTGCTCCAGAAGATGCGCTTCGAGAGTCCCCGGTGCTCCATCAGCCGTCCTGTCTTTTCGTCCCTGAATACGCCGTCAGGCTTCCTTACATACTTCGTCATAATCCTATCGTTCCTTTAATGTACATGTCGATCTTCGATTCATAGTCCCGTATCTTGCGCGTCATCTCCTTGTAGACCTGCAGGTCGTAGCCTCTTTTCTGGCTGAAACGCTTCCGTTCGTGCCATGCCTCACGCCACGCCTCAACGATAAGGAAAAATGCATGAGCTTTCTCATCCTTCACGGGATAGCCAGGATGGGAGTCAAGGAAGGCTCGTGCACTCTTGATCTGCTTGTCAAGCGCCGACTCCAGAGCGATAGACGCTAACATATCCTCATGGCGACGGCCGCAGTTGTAGTACTTGTGCATTGCCTTGCGTATCTCCCAGATCTGCAGCACAAACTGCTCGCCCTTGGTCAGAGGCTCCACCGGCTGCACGTCGGCAGACATCCGCGTCATCGCCTGGCCATGCTTCGCACGCCTGGCATTCAGCTCGACATAGGCCAGCCTGCGGTCATCGGTGCTGAAGTCTGGCGCCAGCTTCCCCGGTGCGTAGATATGGAACCTTACTTTAAACGGCATAGTGCTCAGTCATTAAATATCATCGGCATGACCAGCATGGTGATCTCCTCGTTGTCCGGCTGAGGCTGAGGCTGTATAAGGGCAGCACGCGCCTGATCCTGAAACAGGAACACGACCTTTTCGGTTGAGAGTGCCTTTAGTGTCTGTGACACACTTGTAGTCTTCATGCCGATGCGCAGGCTTATCGGTGTGTGTCCGTCAAGCGGCTCGCTGACACAGGGCAGCGTCTCTTCCCCGGCCATAGAGAAATCCTTGTCTTGCGTTTTGAGCTTCAGGTTTGTCTCATCGATATTCATCTCCATCAGACCAGACGAGTAATCAACAAAGATACCAAGCCGGTCACATGACTTAATGAGGGCCTTGCGGTCAGCAGTCATCTTGAACGCATGGCGTTCCGGTATGACACTCCAGTAATGGGGATACTTGCCCTCAACGGTGTTGAAGGAGATGGTTAGCTTATCGTCAATGGTGATACGGCACTGTGGCTTGCGCTCAGTAACCAGGTACTTCTCCTTGCGGCCATTACTGTTGGTAAGGGTGCATTCCTTCATCAGTTCCTTCTGGTACTCCACAGTCGCATCTCCCGTAGATGGCATTACCTTAAGGAGAGTCTTCACGACGGGATAGGGAATGATGAAGGATGTGTTGACAACAAAAGAACCACAATAGACGGGATTCTTTCGTACACGCACCAGCTTGTGGCCGTCAGAAGAGACGTAGTCCGAGAACTGATCCGTAAGGTTGACATAGACGCCGTTCATGACGGGACGCAGCTCATCCTGAGCCATAGCGAAGTTACAGCGTCCCAGGATCGACTTCAGGCAGGGAGCCTCATACTCCAGCAGCCAGCCGTCTTCAGCGCAGGCATCGGGAGCCGGTGCCTCAAATTCGAAGAACTCCAATGCATTCTCGTAGAGAGGCAGACGGAACGAGCCAATCTGATGATGCACTATTACCTGGTACTCCTGCAACTCGAAGCGCAACGGCTGTTCATCGAGGGCCTTGACGGCCTTCAGGAGGTCGTAGTGCCAGATGGCGATAGGCCGGCTTTCTCCAGTCATCTTGTCGAGGACAACAGTCTCTTTCATCCACAGTTCGCCATTGCTGGTCTGGATGCTCATCAACTCTCTGTCGAAGGATAATACGAAGCACTTGAACACCTGTTGAACCTCCTGCCTGCCGATGGCGCAGCGGACGTGTTGTAATGCCTGCAGTAAACTGTTGCGTGATACGATAAATTCTATTTTCATACTGTCTGTTGTTTATTTGTCAAACATGTCGGGATGGTATACCTCTACCTTCGGATTGGTGTAAGCGGCCTTGCGGTGGTTACGGTAGCCGTACTTCATTTTCAAGTCCTCTGCCACCTTCCTGTCCGCAATGGGATGCACGACAACCTCGCGCTCGCCTGTCAGACGGTTCCTTGCAGTTATACACCATACAGGGCTGCTCATACCGTACAGATGTTGAATTCGGTTTTCATCATCTTGTCCTTCAGGTCGTAGTCCTTGTAGTGGATCCAGTAGGCATTGCCCTTCGGATCGCCGTCCTGGTCAAGCGGCTGGAGCTTCATGCGTCCCATACTGTCGAACTGCTGAATGATACAGTAGTCGGACTTCACCAGTGACTGCTCTTCGGTCACATACATACCGATCTGCAGCTTCAAATACTCTTTGCCTGTCATTTCTTGTCCTCCTTCTGATTTTTAACTTCATCAATACGCATGCTAATGGCAATGAGTGCAAGTCCCATATTAAACGCTTGCATATCACTATCGTCCAGATCTAACTTTTCTTTGATATTTGAGATATCAATTTCAGTTGGATTTTCTTCGCACAACTTGATCGTAGCTTCAATAACTTCTGATTCATAATCGTCAGCCAGAAACATTGCTGCAAGTGCAGCGGCTGACTTTGGGAGATTCAATATTATTTTCATTGTTCTTTGGGTTTATTTGTTATGTACTCAAACACGTCCATGATGTTTGTCTCGCTGACTGCGGCAATACGATAGTCGATCATCGTGCCGCCCATCACCTCGTCGATGTTCTTACGTGCGCCCTCCAGCGTCGCACCCTGTACCAGGTAGTACACGGCGGTCTTCTTCTCCTTCTCGGTCTTCTCGTCGATGGTGATGAACTGCAGCTTGGCCTTATACCAGCTGTCTTCCGTCTTCCAGTCACTGAAGAAAACCTCCTTGAACACGCAGCGGTCGATCTCCTGCACGTCAAACTCCCCGCTGATGTTCTGCTTCATCTGCTCAATGATGCGCGCCTCGGCCTCAGTAAAACTCAGGGCGTCGACCACATACTGTTCCGTCACCTTCTTCTGCAGCCCATCCTCCATGACTTTCTCATAGCGGATCTTACAGATAAACCAGTTTGCTGTCCTGCTTCTCATAATAATTACTTTTTATCGTTAATACTTATACCGTAGGCCTCTGCCAGCTGACGGATGGCGTCGCGGCCGTAGGAGTCCTTGGTAAGGTTGATGAACTCACGGACGGTGAAGGAGTCCTTCATGATGTCAATGCCGTGATCCCTGGCAAAGGCATTACGACCGGCCTCACATGATCCGGTAAGGATATGATGCCATTCCCACAGCAGGAGGGCGGCGATTTTCACGTCAGGGTCAGGCCATTCGCCACGGAACTTGGATACACGTTCTTCCACGGGACTGTTCTCCATGCGCTTTGCCGCAGCGTCACGCACGGCATCGGCCAGCGTATCACCGTGTGCAAAGAAATTGCCATCTCGCGCTATCCAGCAGGGCGTCAGCGTGAAGTCACCGTTGAGGATGCTCCCCTTGGCATAGTTGCCGTGAACGCTATCGATAATGGTTGATACGCCGTCAATCTGCCATACTTTCTTGCCGTCGAACTTAGTAATGCCAGAGCCAGAGCCAGAGCCAGAGCCAGAGCCAGAGCCATAGCCAGAGCCAGAGCCATCGCCATAGCCATAGCCATCGCCAGAGCCAGAGCCAGAGCCAGAGCCAGAGCCATAGCCAGAGCCAGAGCCAGAGCCAGAGCCAGAGCCAGAGCCAGAGCCATAGCCATAGCCATCGCCATAGCCATAGCCATCGCCAGAGCCATAGCCAGAGCCATAGCCATCGCCATAGCCATCGCCATAGCCTACTTCCAGGAACGCCCTGATACGTTCGTCTAAATTCTCCATACTCTTACCGACTCAATAGACTTTACCGCCACGTTACTGCAGGGAATTATCTCGATGACTTGCATGACGTTGTGCTCAGGTACAGTGACCGTAAACTTACATTCATCAGGATTCTTCACTCCCTCAGTAGCCAGTTGACTGAGGCTTGCAGCTCCTTTCCAGTACCACAGGCGACGGCTGTTCTCCATCACCACTTCCACGCCTGCAGACGTCTCTTTCTTCTCTCTCAGCGTACCGAAGAACACTCCCGCTCTGTCGGCACGGATAATCACTTTCTTTCCGATCAGCTCCATAATGATTTTTGAATTTAAATTTGTTAATACTATACTCTATTGTTAGAGAATAAAACCTGAAAGTCCTTGTCTTTGAGCGACGGGCGCTTCTGTCTGACGTAATCTTTGACCGTCTCTTCGTTATCGGGAAACAGATCACAATACATATAAGGCAGCTGACAGACGAAACGTCCGTCGATCATGACGTCGATATACACACGCCTGATGCCCTTTGTTGCAGATTCCATACTGTTCATTTCTTTCCTATCACTTTCTTAAAATGTTCCAACTCCTTCTGGCGTCGTGCCTCCTCAATCTCTACATGTGCGGCAGCAATAGCCCTTCGTCTAAATGGATCTGAATTAGAGATGTACTCGTTTATAACTGCTATAAACTCGTCAAGGCTTCTTACTATAACATATTTGAAACTTGCTGATTCAAACATTTTCTGGAAGTCCTTCTGCTCCTGAGTCTGCTTGCCGCTCTTCGTCTTCATCTCTATACCAAGACCATTAAATACTACAACCATTTCCAAATTCCCGGACGTTGGAAACTTATACTCGCTTCCTATGAACAATAACAGATCAGGGACTCCAGCCACCGTACCCTCGCCTTTATGGATAGCGCCTGTGATGCGGGTGTTCTTACCTCCTTCATTGATCGGGTGCGTCAGTAGCATGGCGTACTGCGGGTACTGTGCCCTGAACCATGTCACGCACTGTTTCTGCAATCCACTTTCCTCGTGATTCATTTTTCATACTTCTTTAGTTTCTTCAAAGCCTCAGCCCTCGCATGCTCCGACTTGTTCAGTTTCGTCTGCAGGTCGCGGTTGATGGCCTCGCAGTTTTCGAGCTTGTCTTCCAGCTGCCTTTTCTCATACTGATACTTGTTGTAGTTGCCATGAAGAAGTTCCTGCATAGCAAGCAGGCTGCCTCTGACTCTCGCCAATGACGCACGGAGTTCCTTTGCGTCCTCCTGCATCTGCCTCAACCTTTTCGTAGTAATAATCTTTATCATATCTCCAATTCGTTTGATTAGTGTAATTCGTTGTTTGGGGTCCAGTCTATTCCCAGCCTCGCAAGCTCTCCTGATTCGTATGCGGCAACGAGCGTCGGGCGACACCTGCTATCCGGGTTCCTTTCGACGAGGCCGACCATTCCTTCGAGCTGTTCCCTGCGGTCAGGTCTCGGTGCGCTCTCGTATTCGTTGTCCGCGACCGATCCTTTCGCCTGTTGCGGCTGCGGGGGTCCTTTCTCCTCCTTCTTAGCCCTGGGCACAAAGCTTCCTTCCAGCACCTTGTCGAAGACCGACGGCGACCACAGGTTAGTGAAGTCTCCGCGGAATCCGCGGCTTCCCTGATCGAAATAGTACGGCGACTCTGCAAGCCTCTGAAACATGGCGTCCACCGTGCCGCGTCCGCGCTCCCTGACGCACAGTCCGATCTTCTGACGGCGGGCTGCCGTGAGCTGCTGGGGCAGATCGCTGTCGGCCAGTCCGAAGCTCCTTGCAATCTCCGTGTACCGCTGCATCCACAACCGGCAGTCCGACTCAGTGACAAAACCATCATCAATATCAACATTCTCATGCGCGCTATATATATATTTATTCTCTATACTCTTATTAATAATAGGTGGAGCAGTCCGTTTGCAGTCCGTTTGCAGTCCGTTTGCAGTCCAAATGTCATCTTCTCGCCCACAATAACAATCATATCTACAGATAGTTACAACGGTTTTTTTGCAGTCCGCAATTAGCGTGATATCTCCCGACGCTTTCAAGTCCTCCAAAGCTCTCGACAGAGTGCCACGGCTGCACTTGTGTTGCTCGTTCGACACGGCCTGCTGCATCTCGTTCCATGTGGTCAGTACGGACCCTCTGCGCACCAATGTGCCGCGGACTTTCGTGTCGCGTACCTTCGCCCTGGTCAGAAGCCACTCGAAGAGCGGATGGTGAGGATAGTAGTTCCACCACTCCCAGTCCTGAACAAACTCGTCGTACACCTTGAAGAACTTGCTCATGCCGCATATTTGATAATCCGCTGCTGTATGAATTTCTCTCCATCCTGGTGCTTGTAATGGGGACATATCCACCTGGCCGATGCTACCTCTACCTTATACGGAAATCTCGCGTTGCCCGGATTGGGTTTCTTCGTACACTGAGCCAGCACTGGATTGTTACCGTACCTGTGAAGGTTCGCCCAGAAACAGTCCATGCAGCAGACCACTTCCTTGTTAACCTTTTCTCCTGCAGCCTCAGCTCTCCTGTAGTTACTCTTTGTCATATATACCTCCTTTGAATGAATGAATCTTCAGTTCTATCGTGTGGATCTTCCTTAACAGCCTCTCCAGTCCATGCAGGTCGATAATTGTCACCGTCCTGTGCAGGTCCATGTAAAGGCAGTTCCTCTGCGCCTCAAGCTCCCGTCTGGCACGCTCCTCTTTCATATCGCCTGCGGTTAATGGGATCCGTTGTGGTGTTCAGTCCACCAGTGGGCTATCTCTCTCTCCGACGGCTGCCTGCCGTACTGACGTGTCAGGGTGTCCTTCGCATAGTCGTATTCGTCGTAGCTCATACGAAGTATCACCTGCTCTGTGTAGTCGTAATCACCTACCCAGCCCATCACAAGAAAGAAAGCCAGGGTGCAGCCTACGGCTACGATCAACTGTAACATGTATCGTCTCATAATTTTTCAATTATTGGTTTCTTAAGTCTTACCTTCCCTTTGGTGATGGACTCGCGCACCTTCGCCTTGTCATAGAGCACCCTCCCCTCGATGGTCACAGGATCGGGCAGCAGTCCTTTCTTGCGCCAGGCGATGATGGTCGGTGCCGTCACATGAAGCAGCTCGGCCAGCTCGTCACGCGAGTAGTACTCCGGGGAATCCTGCTCCTTGATCCGCTGCATGCCCCAGGCCGTGAAGTCCTCGAAGCACTTCCTCAGATCCTCGGCGTTGATCACCACCTGTATCTGGCCAGCGTTGGGAGAGTGTATAATATCGTTCAGATTCATAGCTTATGCATGTGTTACGGTAAACGACTTGATCTCATTCTTCTCCAGTGCACGGCCCAAGGCGTTGTAGTCCGGAGCCTCAACGGCATCATGCTTCATCGTGCCGTCGTTGTGCAATACAATTACCCTGTACATCATCGTATCAGTCCTCCTATAAAATGCTTTCGTCCAATTCATAATACTTGCAGCCAACTCCCCTTCTATTGTTTTCTTCACGATGTTCATCCCAACAGTCAGGAAAAGACAAATGAGCATCATCGTATCTGTGCTTACAGCTTTTACAAGTAAAAGAAGTTATTTTTATTTGCATATTCATTCCTCCTCGTCCGGGTCGTGATAATCTGCCTCACTGTTCTGAATCGCGTCGATGTGATCAGGATCCATACTCCAGAATTTCTTGGCACGATTCAGACACCTGCGCCAAAACTTAACAGTTTCCATGATGCCGTCTAACAGTTCGTCTTCATAATACTCGCCAGACTCTTCTTCCATGATAACGATTGTATCACATTCCTCTCTACCGTCGTAGAGATAGCATAAGCATCCGTCCTCGACTCTGGGATTAGCAAGTGTAAAAGTGGTAAAGGGATCCTCATAAAGAGTCACGACCTCGTCGCCGGTCTCTTTTCTGAAAGCCTCCAGCTCCTCGTTGAATTTTTCAACAGCCTTGATGTGGCTCTTTTTAATGTAGTCGTTCAAGTTCTTTGCCATGATGAATGTAGTTTGTTAGAGTTAATAAAAATACCTGTTAAGGAATAACCTTGGTCGTTAGGATGCCGCCGTATTCGGATAGAGCCTTCTGTCTTGTCAGCTTGGCATCATCAGAGTTCGATGAGAAATTCAGAGCAGAATAGAGTGTAGTTCTGCCGATTTTCAAGGCATTGCAGATCTGTTCTGCTTTGCCTTTTGGGAGAATGATTATCCTTCTTCTTATTGCCATAACTATATTTTTATTGAATAATATTTGGTCATATAATTTTTTATTCCTATCTTTGCAGTCTGTATCAGAATCAGAACACGTTCGGGACACGTTCAGAATACGTTCACGGTGCAAATATACGGTTTTATATGATATTATAAGCATTTTATACAACATATTTATATATATTTTATAACTATTTATATTTATTCACGTTTAAAATTTATACTATTATGTCTTATAGGGATGACCAAATTCGAAAGAGAATTAAGAAGTTAATGCACAGAGAAGGCCTTAACCAGACTCAGTTTGCAGAGAAGATAGGTAAATCACAGCCACAAGTTTCTGACATCATGAGAGGCAAGGTAAAAGTGACGGATAACTTTATAGAGGATATCTACAAAGCTTTTCCGCAGATAAGTGATGGATGGTTGTCTGAAGGTGACAATATGATGTATGACAGTGATTCTGAAATATCAGGCAATGCTGTATCAGATACAAGGCCAAGACTTCCAAAAACCTTTATGGAAGGGAATATTGAGGAATTCTTAAAAGAACACCGTTCTCAGTGTCAGGAGAAGAAAATCATTACCCAGTTTGCGGAATATGAGTTTACCTTGATTCTGAAGAATGATCGTATGTCACCTAAGTATTTGCGGGGCGATGAGCTTGCTTTTCGCAAAGCAAGTTTTGTAGAATGGGGAAATGACTACCTTCTTGATACAGATGAAGGGCCAAGGTTTAAACGTGTATTCGAAGAGGTAGACGAAGATGGCAACAAAGTTGTAAGGTGTGTATCATATAATAAGAACGACTACCCGGACTTTGTCATACCGTATGATAAAATATATGAATTCTATAAGTGTGTCGGTGTTATAAGGGTGTTATAATTATATATTATTATATGTCGGTTATAAAATTTACAGGCATTGCCAGCGTACTGTTTTATATTCTCTGCTGGTTTACCGATCAGCCGACAAAGACGCTGCACTACATCGGCATTGCATTGCCCTGGCTGTCACTGGCCCTGAGCGTACCTGTTGCATACCTCTGCAAGGTCAGGAGTGCCGAATACTTTTCCGTATGGGGTTATGTGTATGCTATAACGACAGTCATCTATGTCGTTATAGTGTCCGTCATGTCCGGCTCTCTCCTCCCTCAGCTGCCTCATCTTGCAGCCTGCGTCTGCTTCATTGCTTACTTTGCTCTGGAAGCGGCGAACAAGAAATAGCGTTTAACATTTTTTTCTGCTATGGAAATCGGCATTCTTTGTATCGGAAATTGTCGGTTTCCATATTGGTGATTTTCTGTTTCTCCATACCACAGCACGGGCAGACGATCCGACGGATTGCAGGAGCCATGCGCTGGCCGAGGAATCCCTGAAGGTATGCCGGAGGCTCGCCGTAGTTCATCACGTCATACGCTGCCGTTATCTCGTCCACCAGGTGCTTTGTCTCATGCATGACGGTGTTGAAGAACTCTCCCCAGTTCCATGCCCTGCCTATCAGCGTGATACTCCTGCGGCGCGCTGGGTTGCTCCATGTATAGCCCCTGTTCCACTCCTGCGTCATCAGGTGCCATGTCTTACCGATATCCCCCTGCGGACAGCCAAGTGCCGCCATGGCCTCAGCCACGGCAGGCATATCACTCTCCAGCGGCACATAGATTACCGTTGCCAGCCAGTACCCGTCGATATCTATCGTCTGCCAGATCACATCATTTCCTCCCAGGGCACCTCGACCTTCTTCCCTACACAGTCGGCCAGCCACCTGCAGAAGGCGATGCCATCGTAGCCGTCAGGATCGTCCAGCACGTCTCTCACATACTTTGCAAGGTGGTCCATGTCTGGTACGCTCTCGCCGAGGTAGTCGGCCAGTCCCATATTGGCCACAAACACATGGTCGTAGCCAGTCAGGTGCTTCACCTCCACCTTTGCATCCTTGAGCATCCTCTCCACCTCCTGTTTCGACATGGCCTTGATGGGCTTGCCGTCCTCACCCTCCATACGGCTGACGGCAAACTCGCAAAGCGCGGCGTTGAAGTGGCAGCCGTGCCTGCGCTTGTACTCCCTGAACCATTCTGGTGTCAGGTCGAGCACAGTCATTATGTCCTCTTTCATTATGTCTTCGTACATATTTCCGTTCGTATTTCGTACATATTTTAAATAGGGAAATCAAAGGGGCGAGGCATTCCCCGCCCCTTCACTCTACATGTCGTGCATCATCTTCTGCTTCAGCTCCTGCATCTGACGGTCAAGCTCCTGCAGCTTCTGCTCGTTCCGCTTGCGAAGTTCCTCGCGCTCCTGCCAGGTGCCCTCGTTGCGGTGCCAGGCACGGCCGCCGTTGCGGTAGTCGCCGCTTCCCATGCCTCCGTTACGGTAGTCACCGCCATCCATGCCGCCGTCGCTACGGTAGTGGCCGCTGCGGTAGGAGCCGTTGCCGCTCAGGGCGTCCACGAACTCGTCACCGTGGGCCTTCAGCTCTTCGGCCATCTTCTCAACCTCGGGGCCGCAGTCGTCGCTGATCTCGTCAATGAAGTCGTGCAGCTTCTTCTTCACCTCGCGTGGCGACAGCTTCTTCGTCTTGATAATCATGAAATTCTCGTTCATACCTTTTGTGTTTTTAGTGGAGATCATGCCTTCTTCTTCAGCAAGTCAAGTATCTCCCGCTGCGAGGCCTGGATCTGTGCGGTCTGCTGCTTCAGCTCGCCGTACTGGGTCTTCAGGTTCTCTATGGTCTCGTCGCGCTCCTGTTCGTGTGCATACTGCGGACTGAGCTGCTTGCGTATCGCGTCGTAGTCCTTCAGCGCTTTCTCATGCCAGTCGGTACGGGCGATGTGCTCCGCACTGAGCTTTGACAGGTTCTGCACCTCAGCGTCCATCAGTTCGCGGCTCTCGGTGATGATCGTGGAGCCGCCACGGTCAACGGCAGCCGTCGCAGGCACGTTGCGGAAAGTCCGCTGTCCTATAGGCGTCGATACCAAGATGTCAACCACTGTATCCTGCTGTTGCTGGCCGAAGGCTATAGCCGCAAGCACCTGGTTAGGCTGTGCGTCCTTCGGGCGTGGCTTGCTGATCTCGTCAACCACTCCGTCGGCCAGTGTCACATGATCGCCCAGATCAAGAATCGTCAGATGGGCTCCCTTTGCTAAATTCTGAAACATAATCTCCTGTTTTTGTTTGTTACCTTTTTTGATGAACTCTCTCAGAAAGGCCAGCAAGCGGCGGAAGTACCACCGCCAGCCGGTCTTATTTTGCAGCCGGTGTCTCGGTCGTTCCTGTGCCGGTAGTACCGTTGGTATAGCCAAGCAGGCGTGCAACGAGCAGAGTCCCGATGAAGTCGCTGCCGATGGTGGCGATGCCGGTCGGTACGGCCTGGTACTGGTTGTTGGGCAAGGTGATCGTAGGCGGCTGGCAGCGCTTGATGGCCTCAACCTCGCTGATGATGGCGTTCAGCTTCGCGTCGGTCTGTGCCTGACTCTGTCCGACGATGCCGGCGAAGTACTGGTTCTGCTTCATCTGCGATATCTCGCCGTCCTTGGCAAGTGCGAGTGCCGTCAGCTCCTGGATCTTCGCGTTCTTGTCCTCGAGCTTGTCGTTGTACATCTGCTGGAGGATGGCGCGGTAGCCCTCGGTCTGACTGTCCACGATACGCTGGGTGTTCTCGTTACCTGCATTCAGTAAGGCGTTTGTCTGTTGGCACATAGCCAGGGCCTGGTCCTTGCAGCAGTTGCAGAACTGCAGGGCGATGTCGCTCTGACCTTTCTGCAGTGCCATCTGGAGCTGCATCACGCTCATGTTGTTCTGCGATGCAAGCTGCACCATTGCCAGGTTGATGTTGGCAAGACCGGCCTGAATGGCGTCGGTAGACGTGTTGAAGGCCTGGGCCAGCTCCACTACGCGGTTGCCTACACCGGTGATATGCTCCATCAGCAGGTCGTTGCCGTGGTTGTTGTTGGCCATGTTGGCCAGATAGGCCGTGGCTGCAGCGTCGTTGCCGCCTCCGCCGAAACCGCCGAAGCCGTTGCCGTAGCCGAACATGTTCGCCACGATTCCGAGGCCGAACAGACCAAGCACGCCGTCCCACATGCCGTTACCGCCGAAGATGCCTCCGTTGTTGCCCTTGTTGTTGCCCATCACGGCGGCGAAGTCGGCAGGACTCCATCCGCTGCGGCCACCGAAGCCGCCCTCCGAAGTCCCCAAAGTGATGATTTTGTCTTCTGTCATTTTGTAAAAATTTGAATAGTTGATAATAAGATGTGAATACTCTCGGGTGCCGTTGCGCATCGACACCGCAAATATATCCTAATTATCCTGACCAAAAGCGGGCTAACCTCTCTTATCTTCCCTCTCTCCGTGAGGTCTTTTAACATCTTCTGACAACTCTTTCCCCAGACGGACGACGATCCTTTCCACGGTGGCGCGGCCAATTCCGTATTCTTCTGCAAGCATCCTCACGGCCTCGGCATACTTCACACCGAGGCTCCGCATACGCTGGAATTCCTCGTACAGCTTCACATAGCGCCAGTCATGCCTTGGTATCTCATTCTCTGAGAGCATTTTTAACGTCGGACTGCTAATTTTCAATAATTCTACGACTTTCATCGGTGCAATGTTTGGTTGATTAATTTCTTTTTCTTACCTTTGCACCCGTCTCACCTCACATACGGGAAAAACCCACACATAGGAAAGAGGGTAACCGTCCCCCGGCTCCTGTGTGTGGGTCTATTCGTAAAATGAGGTGAGATGCGTTTTATGAAAGCCGGGGGATTTTTCCGTCCAAGGATCATCATCTTACCGGCTCCGCTGCAAAGGTACGGCTATTTCCCCTACCCTTTTTCACAAATTTATCGTATGATTATAAATAATGTACGCGCGAGGTGGTCATCAAAATCTTGCTCAAACATTTGGCCGTTCGGAATAATCGTCGTATCTTTGCAGAAGAATAACTAAAAGTTGAAAGGAATGCAAAAATCCGGATCAATATTTGTATTGATTGTTATCTGTTTCTTGTCCTGTAATGGCAACAAGACGGAGAAGGCTCAAAGAGAAAGAGACACAGCCGTGGTCGTCAGGAGTGAATATGTAAAAGACACCACTATCATGGAGAGGTTTGTGTACATAGAACCGGAAGAGACAGATGACGTTGACGAATTACGCTACGCTTTGGAGGAAGCTTACGAGAAGATCAGAGATCTGGAGGACAAGGTTGAAAACGCCCAGATGTCAATCGAAGAAGCCCGCTCAAAGATCAGACAGGCTCAGACGAATATTGAGGATGCAAGGATAATGCGGGAGCCGATGCTTTTGGACGATGCCGAAATGGATCTTAACTCGGCAGGCTCAGAACTTGATGATGCAGAAATGGAATTATATTAAAATTTGTAAATTCTCTTTTCGTTCAAAATAATTGTCCTATCTTTGCATCGACTCTCTGCAGATCCCGCAGAAGGTTAGTAGCCCCAAACACAAGGGACATTAGTTTTCAAGGGAGAGGTTCGTGGCCTCTCCTATTTTTGTGCAAAAGAAAGACAGCCACCGGAGTGACTGCCTCTCCTACTAGCCTAAAAATTATATTATGAATTACGTACCTACTTATTACAATAACTATATTCAAATTTTCCTTCTTTTTCTTTTCCTCGTTTCTACATGCCTGCGCCACTGTCTGTCTGACATACCATTAGGTTTATCGTTAATAGTGGCGTGGCTTCAAAAAAGTGGATACCGGGAACTAATTGCATACCTACTCCATTATACATTATGTTAGTCAGGCATTTACTGTAATACTACCGAATGTAATTGTGTTCTCAGTCCACTTCAGTCTCTGCCACGTCTCAGTAGGAACATTGCCACCGATAGTGACATACTTGCCCAGCGTATTGACATTGATACCAGTACTGTTGGTGGTTCTCGGATTGACAGCAGCGTTTCTCTGTCCCTGCACGAATGCTTCCATAGTACCTGAAATATCGTCTCCTGCCAAATCGACGAATCCAAGGACAGTACATTCTCCTAAAGAAGAAATGTTTCCATTGACAGCAGAATTCTCCAAGGAGATGTTATACAAATTCTTACTATTGGCAAGATTAGCAATATCCCCGGTCACTCCTGAACCAAGACTTCCGCATGAGAAACCTGTTAACGCCGTATAACCGCTAAAGATACTTAAATCAAAGCTTACTGTATTGATCGGTGCTTCAATATCCAGATCCTGTAATTGTGTTTTAAATGCAGCACTCCCAAATCCGTTAAGATTAAAGTTTGCAACTCCACGAATGTAATTAAGGAAAGCTGTTGTAGTTATCTTTAATTGATAATTACGCAGATGATCACTATAAAGCAAATCATCTATACTGGCAAATAGCCCTGAGATTCCTGCTTTGCACCCTATTTTACGAAGATTGTACTTCCCGTTCACCCTTAACCTGAAAATAGTTCCAGCAGAGCCTACTACTCCAATCAGAGTATCTAAACCAGTTGTGCCAGCCAACTTGACATGAGTATCATCAATCTTTACAGCACCGTTATCAATACTACCCTGATTCAGTTCACCAAAAGTAGCACCCTCAATCTCAACGGTAGTAAAAGAATGCACACCGTCGTCAAATGTATAACCACACAAGTCGAGGTCTTGGTTACTACCTGTAGTGCCGATTTCACCATAGATGAACATTTCATCTATCCCCAAAAGGTCTGGATTATTAACATGACCTTTCAGTTTCATAACTAAACAATTTCCCATAATTCTAAATATTTAAATTTATACTTTAAAGTAATTATTATCGAGCCATTCAAGCCTGCTCTTAATCTTTCCAAGCAGACCTTCAAAATTCAATTTGCTTGTATTAACATTCCATCTGCTATTCTCGTCAGCATAGTCGCCATCTGGAATTGCGTCTGTCAATTTATGATAAACATAGCTGATATGCTCATAGGTAAGAACACTGTTTCTGAGTTCAGAATACCTGTTTACAATCTGGTCCCAATAAGTATCTCTGATATGCTCCCATAGTGACATGTCATAATGTACTACACCTCTTCCATCATTAGGGTCATTTACACCTACGGCAATATTAAAAATGTCATCATCGTAGTTTGCATTCAATGACAAATCCACATCATAGAAGTAAGGATAGAACTTCTTCTTGTCACTTCTTGTGTGAAGAACCATATTACGACAGATACTGTCCCACATAAGGAATGTCTGCATACAGATGAAATAGTCGATAAAGCCAAGCACGTCCATTCTTTCAGGAATATCTTCCTCGTCAAAATGAGTGTCGATCGGTGAAGCAGAAACACTGTCTTGAGTTACCTGACCCTGGCCATCAAGTGTGCTTGTAACATACATTGTACCTCCCACGTCAGTAAGTTCAGATGCTGGGTATTCAATATTATCGCTTCCCTTATAGATAGTCCTGTCATTGATGAATTCAAAGAACACATTCAGTGCCCTTGCTGTGTCCTCGCTCATCTCATCCATCATTTCATCTGACCATTTCTCAGCAGAAGCATTAATCCAGCAAGTGTCAGTTCTGTAATCACCACATACAAAGATTCCGCTGTGGTCATCGTCACCATCAAGCATGTAGTTCTTCTCGTCTTTCTTCAGGCAGAACACTTGTAAGCCGTAGAACTCGCCACCGACGCTTGTCCTGATTGGGAATCCTTGGATAAAACCTGTGGCTCCAGTATAATGGCCAAACTCCTTTTCCCAAGGATACCTGTCATCGGAAGGACGTTTGTTCCATACATCAAGGAGTACACGGTAAAGCACCAACTCCTTGACTCTTGAATTGTCAGAAACATTCGACTTCAGGTTGTATCCAGACAAGCGGAGCATTTCACCAACCTTAATCTTGTCTTTCTTCTTGTATGTATCATTCTTATAGAATGTAAACCTAAAGTTTCTCTTTCTCTTATAAAGAGTAGATGAACCTTGGTATTTAACACCCATTGCAATATTATTCTTGGTAAGATAGTGGCCAAAGTCAATGTCAACCACGCAGTAATGCTCAGTCTTTTTGTCAACTGGCCATGCTTTGTAGGGTGGAACATCAACCATCTGAAACACCTCAATACTCTCAGCTGTTGGCTCACCATCTTCAAGCGTACTTGTTACATAGTATTTGTCATCTACCTTTGTAACCTTAGATGCAGCATAGAAATCAAGCTTGACGCTGCTTTCATTTACTGATGTCCTATCATAACCACCACCAGGAAGAGGTGTTAGGGTTGACTTGACATAATAGTATGACAAAACCTTTCCTTGTGATGCGTTTTCATCATTGTCATCCAGCATCTGAATAAGAACTACATCACCACTACTTGTAGCACCACCTTTCTTTGACAGATAGAAAGTCTCTTCTTTGATATTGGCAGTACCATAAGACGGGAAATGATAATTTATTGCTGCTATGTCACTACCCGCATTCTGAGTAACAACCTCTTCTGCTGCCAATACTTTGATTTGATTCTCAGCCTTCTTTGAATACTCAACATCATTAAGAGCGATGCGAGGCTCTACTTTGGTACCATCTTTTCTTCTATAACTGATAATCCTTCCAAGAGAATCCAACTCTATAGCAAGCCTGTTCTCTTTATCAGCCATTCCTTTGACTTCATTGCCATCAATATTAACAGAAGGAGTCTCAAATCCAACTTTCTCAAACTTAACACCACTCTTTTTTCTTCCACCTAAGATATTATTAATGGCATCAAGTTCTAATTCTATATATTCTGGATTATCAACCCATATAGGTGTACCGCATACTCTTTGAGCGACCATATTCATTTCTGCCTTATTCGGATGAACATCACTTATGTCTCCAACGTAGACATACTCTGCCCCATAATGCTCCGCAATGGCCTTGACAGTTTCCTGATAAGCAGTTTCCATATCAAAGGCAACACAGATTATCTTGGCTTTTGGATACATGGCAATGGTATCCTGCATACCTTTAATATATGCAGGTGCAAACTTTGTCAAGTCATAACTTACAGCATCATAATCAATTTCTCCAATTGGAACGTTATTCAAGCTGTCATTAGTACCAAGAGCAATATAAATTTCATCAGGATTTCCAAGCAAAGAAACTCTTGGAGAAAATCCCATCAAAAGACTGCTTGCCGTACTGCCGCTATAAGAAGCATTTACCTCTATAATACCTCCTGTATTGTCTATAACTTGTTTCCACCAAGTATCTTCAACAGAAACCACATCAGAGCTTCTGTCTCCTTCAGAAGGATACCACATTGCATATTTGTCGATTTTGAATCCTTCTTGATTAAATGTGGATATACTATCTCCAAGAATAGATACTTTTTTGATAGTATCAAGTTTGGTAATTATTGGATTGATACCGTCTTTAATGTATTCTTGTATCTGCCTTGGAACACCACAGCCGAAGAGGAAGTTACCATCATTCTGTAGGCCAAAGAGTATCTTGTAATCAGAAGTAAGCCATACTGCAATGAACTCAGGATTGCTGATTGAGGAGATTGTAGCACCGCCCAAGTCAATGGAAGAAGTCTTGATCCCGGCAGGAAAAAGCTTTGTACCGTCAGCCATGACAGCCTCAAGTATCCTCTCATCAGAGTCAAGCTTCACCTCTGCGAACTCTGGGTTCTCTATGTAGTGGATTCCAGAGGCATACTCCTCGTCAATGAGTGACTTGCCTTCTTCCTTGTCTACCTTGGTGTTCTCGACGGACTTTGCCCTGTTGCTCTCGGCCTCAATCTCTGCGTCAACGTCAGCCTTTAACTGTGCAAGCACCTCGGCGAGGGTGTCAGAGTTCTTAAACTCCTCAAGGAAGGCAATGATCTCCTTTACGGAGTCAATGGCCTCGGTCACGTCGTGGGCACCCATGATCTCGTCAATCTGTGCCTGTATGTAGTCCTTAACCTGCTGTGGACAACCTGCACCGAAGTACACGTTGCCGTCCTTCTGGATGCCTACAAGAACCTTCTCCTCGTCATCCAAGATGACTGAGAGAAATTCAGGATTCTCGATATAGTGGCCGTAGGTGGCTGCTGCACCGCCGGAACGTAGAGGCTTCACGCTGCCGGGTGTCGGGTCGAAGTCAGTGAGGGTCTCAAGCTTCTCAATCATGTCCGGAGCAAGCTTATCTGTAGTCACGGCTCCGTCTGCCAGCTTAGACTCTGTGACGTTCTCGTCGGCAATCTTTTTCGTAGTCACGGCTCCGTCTGGCATTTTCTTTTCAGTCACCGCTCCGTCAGCTATCTTTTCCGTAGTGATGGATTCATCGGCAATCATCCTCTCAGTGACCTTAAAGTCTGCGCTGAACTGATCAGGTGTGATGGAATGATCAAGGATCTTATTCCCTGTCACTGCACCATTGGCAATCTTGGGAGTCGTCACTGCGCCGTCAGCAATCTTATCGGTAGTGACTGCATCTTTTCCGATATGCCTGCTTTGAACGGCTCCGTTCTGGATATCCTTACTCTGTACCAGTACGCGCCAGTCGCCTATATGCTCGTCAAACTCAAACAGCTGTTTCATATTTTAATTGTTTATACTAAACTATTGTAACCGCTTATTATTGCATCAATTATCGTGTCAAGATCCTCGGGAATGTACCATGTGTTATCCTGTCGCTTGCCAAGCAGGATGAGGTCGTTGGCATCCGTGTAGACGCACTTCCATTCTGGGTTTGTCGTAACGGTCGTGGTGCCTGCGTTTGGATCCGATGCCAGGGCCATAATGGTTGCAAAGTTCTTCTGGAAGGCGGACTCATCTTCTATACTTGTATCAACATAAGTCTTGTCTGCTTTCCCTGAAATATCCTGATGCTGGGTCAGATAGCCTGCATCGTTGATAAAAGCTGATACATTAGTGGGAATAACAGGTATCGTTGGCTTATTACTCAGGTCATTATAGCTACCTGTTGTTGCTACGGTAGCAAGATCTATAAGCTTCTGCACCAGCTGGCCTGTGATACCACTTTCGATGGCAGCCCACTCGGAGGCCGTGAAACCAGGCAGCGAGAACTCGAAGGCCCAGGCTGTACCGTTGAACTTGTAACGGTCAGTACGGGCAATCTCTGTAGGCGTGGCGTCGGCCGTAGGCACTTCCACATAGCAGAAGTCGTTGTTGTCGCACTCGGAAATCGCCGTCCCTAATGCGGCAGCCACCTGATCACGGGTGTCGGAGGTGGTAAGACTCAGGTCGCTCACAAGGTTGTATGTTCCCCTGAATGTCGCGCTGTTTGTTGCCACGTCCTCATCGGTGGCAAGTTTGTTCTCCTCGGATGCCTCCTCAGGGATCTTGCTATTGATGTCGGCGATGGCAATATCATGCTCCTTATCCTTCTCAGCCTCCTTGTCGTAGGGGATATATCCTTTCAGGTCATCCTGCCACGACGTCTGCCCTCCTTCGGTCACCTGCTTCTCGAGTGTGCCGATGGGGTTGCCTTTCGCATCCTGGGATTCTGTAAATCGGTAATGGTTCATGCCGTGTCAGTTTAGGATGAAACACTTTGTCACCTCCACGGGGGTGGCGAGACGGATGACCGACTCATGCTTTACGTGGATGTCTATCTGGAAGCCGGTATCGCTCCTGGGCGACTGCCCATAGTTGGCGTACCCGCCGTCGCTTTCTCTCTTCAGGGTCACCACGGGCGCACGGCTGGCAAGCTCTATCCTTGCCGTCGCGCACTCGTCAATGGTGATATCTTCGCTGATATAGGCGTTGGCCTCAGCATCGAATGTGAATGTCGGTATGATCATTATTCACTTCCTTATTGTTCTGTTCTTACTGCGTCTGGGTCAAGATACCTGGCGGCGATGGCAAAGAGCGGTCCCGCCAGCTCGTCCTTGAAGGCCGTCATCGTCAGCCCTGCTATCTGGTAGATCAGCGAGGCCTCCAGCTGTGCAGGTACCTTCACGTTTGTTGTCAGGTGGCTTGCGTCAATGTTGCTTGTGTCGGGCTTGCGCACAAACCCGAACACCAGCGTGTCGGATGCGGTCTTGGCGCAGTACATCTCCAGCACCTTCCTGCCGCTGGCGTTGTAGGTCAGGATATTGACGGGCCTGTCCCACGATCCACGGGCGTATTCGTCCTGCTGCATGAGGTACGCCTGCGACGTGTCGGGTTCAGGAGCGGGGAAATGAGACCACGACGAGAGCCGTGCCTCAACGATACGGAGCATGTCGGTGGGCAGCACCAGCGTGCCGACGAGGGTAGTGGTATTGAGTGTAAAGATTCCGGTTACGGGCGTCGATGCCAGTGTCTCGATCATGTCGCCGTCGAGCTTATCAAGAGGAGCGTTTTCTATGACGTACTGCAGGGCATAGCCCACCTTGTCGATGATGACGGCCGTCAGGTTCTTCTCGTCTTCGCTCTCACGGAGGAAGTCCGAGTCGTTCTCCATCAGCTCGTCGATGGCAGCCCTTACCCGTGTCACTATCTCAGATACCAGCATGCCTTATCCTTTCTTGATCGTCGGGTTTATGCCATGCTCTTTCAGCAACTTGCGCGCCTCCGATTCTGTCTGCACCTGAATCTGGAAATTCTGCGCGATGTACTGGATGGCCTCGCCCAGGTTGTCAAACTTCATGGCGGTCGTGCCGTCATCGGTCTTTACTGTCTCAGTTTCCTTTACAGGCTCCGGTTCCTTTGTCGGCTCAGGAACCTTTACCGGCTCCGGCTTCTTTGCAGGCTTTGGGTTCTTAGCCTGTGCCTTGTTTCCTGTGACAGACGCCCTTGCCGGTCGTGCGTTGACTCTGGCTGCCTTCTGTGCAGCAGCCTTACGGTCGCTGGCATCCTCCACCGTACGCTCCAGCACGATGTCCCTGTCCTTGAACATCTGGCTGGCCTCGATGGCCTTCTGCTTGAACGGATCGCTTGTGTAGCACTTGGCAGGTGTGCCGTTATAGGTGTTGCCGTCAACGAAGGCGACACGTACGCCGACGCCCTTGTACTTCAGCGTAATCTCAAAGCTATTCTGCTTCAGTCGTAATTGATATATCTTCAACATAAACTGTCTGTTTCTAACTTCTCACTCTTCACTGTTACTTATCACTGTCTTCTCCTTATATATAGAGGCCGCTCCCTCGTCTTCCAGCGGCTCAGCAGCGGCCTCTCAAGAAAGGAGGATCTGGTTTATACGTTGCCCGTGTACTCAATCCACTGGTCGGAGTCTTCATCCCACTGCCAGACCTTGTCGCCGTCGAGCACCACTCCGGTGTACTCCGTCCAGGCGTCGGTCTCGTAGATGTAGTACTTGCCTTCCTCGTAGGTCACGGCGTCGGGAGCTGTGCCGACTACGATGTCCGTTGTCGGGGCGATGATGTCGCCGTCCTCGGGAGTAGCAGGCAGCTCGCTCACAGGAGTCACGGGTCCGTCCTCGCTCAGCAGGCCGTCGAACGAGATGATCATGCCGTCGCTCGGGTTGCTGGGGATAGCGTCGACAACCTCGATGGGTTCTGTATCGTCGGAGATATTCTTGTCGATGATCTCGTCGGAAGGACCGATAAGCATGGAGTTCTGACCGCGGAGTGCCAGTGCGCCGATCTCGATATAGGTATAGCGCTGTGCCTCGCGTGCGTCGTTGCCGGCCTTGTTCAGGTCTATGGTGCTCTCCTTCTTCACCTTATGATAGTAGCGGGCGATCTGCAGAGGCACTGCAACGCAGAAGTTCTCATAACCGATCTCGTCCATCATCGGGGCATATACGATATGCAGCGTGCCGAAGTTGCTCACCAGGTCGCGTACCACGATGCCGTAGTCGGTCTTCTTATGGTCGTACTTGGCCTCCATGTACTTGATGATCTCTTCCATGTTGGCGATCTCGGCTACCTTGTTCTTACCGCAGAGCAGATAGGCCTCGGTGGTCTCGGCATACTTGGTGAACATCACCTTGCCGATGGCGGTGATATGGGCGTACTTGAACTTACCTTCGATACCCATCGTATTGGTCAGCTGGCGCAGGATACCCTCAGAAGTGTAGAAGTACTCCTCGTTGCCGTCCTTGGTGCGCATCAGGTAACGTGTCTGCACACCGTCCCACAGGTCGCGCTCGAACTTCTTCGAGAAGTTGGCCAGTGCCTGGTCCTTCATCTCATCGAAGCCCCACGGGGTCTTCTTCAGGATCTCGCGCTCATGGTCGGTGATAAGGATATTGAACAGGCGCTTCTGCAGGAACACCTTTACCGAACGGGGCTGGCTGTTGTCGGGGTTGACGATCTTCTGCGACTCGCTTCCGGCATAGCTGGAGATGTAAAGCTCGGTGTTGGCGGGGATGGCGGGAACGAGGTAGTCGCGCATGTAATCGCTGATGGTACCTTCCACCTTTGCCTTTCCGTTCAGCGGACGGAGTGTCACCTCGTCCTCGTCGGCAGCGCTGACATAGAGCACAAGGTCGCCACTGGTCTTAGTGGTGCTGCCCTTCTCATAGCCCTTCACGCCCTTCACGATGACGGTAGAGCTTACGCCCAGGTCGTTCAGGTTACCGCTACAGTTCGATGCTGACAGCTTGATGCTCTCGGCCTCGGAAATGTCATCCGTGGTGCGGAGCATGAGGCTGGCCTCACCGATACGGAAGTGCTCGATCTCATAGCCCTTCACACTGCGCTGCACGGCAACGGTGCGGGCAAAGTTCAGCAGTACATACTTGGGCGCGTTGTACTTCACCACGTCGGGGTCGTACTCGTCGGCTGCAAGGTCGCCACGGCGCATCTGCGTGGCACTGCCCTGGGTGCCCTGCAGGTCCTGTCCGGCGCCCTTGCCGGTCGCATCGTCCATGTCGTTTACGGTGGGATCTACGGGATCAGGATTGGCAGGGTCGGGATCGACCACGGCTGCACCTTCGGCAAGGCAGACGCCTGTACCGCCCGTCAAAACTGCAATCACTACGAAGAGCAGACTGATGATCAGTCCGTGTCTCTCCACAAAGTTCTGAATCTTTTTCATTCTTTTCTTGTTTTTAAGGGGTTTATATTTATTCATCTAATCCGTCTCGTATTTATCATCCCTCCCCTCCTGAGCTGGGTTGCGCTCATCTGCGTGCCGCTAAGGTTCTGGCCTGCATTCCTGCCGACTGGCAGAAGGTCGCTTTTGTTCGGGTCCACGGGGTCGGGATGCCTTGGGTTTGGGTCCATCACCGGACAGTCTTTCATCATACGCCAAGGCTTTCACGGAACGACTTGAGGCTGCCGTCATTGTTTTTCTTGCGCTCGGCGCGTCCTCCCGCGCCACCGCTGCCAAGACTGGGGACTCCGGCTCCTGCAAAGTCCTTCTTACCGTTCTGGATCTTCTCGTTGAGTGCCGTCGCGCGTGCCTTCTCTGTGGCCGACGCGATGTCGTTGTCGTAGTTCTGTGCCTTCAGCACGGCCTCCCACACCTCCTTGGGAACAATACCCATCGAGGCGTTGCCGATGATGCCGTAGTCGGTCACGTTGCCTTGCTCGTCAGTCTCGCCGAACATCTTCTTAATGAGTGCCTGGGTGTCCTCGTCGCTCATGCCGCGTTCCTGCTGCAGCTCCTTCAGGGCGTCCATGCTCTTCTGGAAGTTGTCGCCCATATCCTTTTCGGCCTTGGCGCCTGCCGCAAGGTTCTCCTGGTACTTGGCCAGTGCCTCGCCCATCTTCTTACTGAATTCTGGATCGTTGGCCAGCTCGCGGATATCCATGTCGGGGCCGATCTGCTCGGCAAGGTAGGTAAACGGGTTCTCTCCCTCCTTCGCGGCGAGTATCAGCCCTGCCAGCAGCGGGGTTTTGTCAAACGCCTCGCTCAGCTGACGGTTGCTCTCGCGGAAGCCCTCAAGCTCGTCAAGGTTCTGGTTGGCCTGGCTGTAGAAAGCCTCTTCGTCGTCGAGGTTCAGGTCAGGATGCGCGGCGCTGTAGCGACCACGGTAGCGGTCGCGTGCGCTCTGCGGCTGCTCCTGCACTGCATTGGGTTGTTCTGTCGTTGTTGCCATAAACAATTTTGTTTTTTTGATCTTAGGTATGTGCCTTTTGAAAATTATGCCCCAAAATTAAGGCAATAAACCCCTGTGTTTTTCACAAAATTATCGTAGGAAAAAGAATTATACCGGAAATTCGGGCGATACGATAATTTTGTGAAAAACCAACCCCTCCGGAGGCTTATCTTTGCACGAAAAAGACACGGAATTATGACAAAGCCGACAAAACCTCTGCTCACTCTCGATGACGTGCGGCCGCTGCAGAAGGGCAGCCGTCGCGACACCGTGAAAAAACGACGCGAGGAAAACCTGCAGGGCGAGAAATACGACCAGGCACTACTCTCCGAGTGCGCGCGCTCATGGAATAATAAAGAGGATTTCCGCATGGAGCGTGCCCGTGTGCTGAAGATGCTCTTCGGCAACCAGTGGGGAGAGACCATCCACGTCTACGGCCTCGGCGACATGTCCGAAGAGCGATGGATCCGCATGCAGGGACTAACGCCCTTGAAGAACAACGTCATGATCTCGCTGTGGTTCTCCGTCTTCGGCATCCACGCCAAACAGGAGACGGAGCCGGTCTGCTACGCACGCAACCAGGCGGCTAAGGAACTGTCCGATACGCTCTCGGCTGCCCTGCAGACGAACTATCAGAGCCAGTATATGTCGGAAAAGCTCGACTCCACCTTTGCCGAGTACCTGGTATCATCTGCCGCGTTCATGCGCAACACGTTCGAGGAGCGCAATGAGCTGCACGACTCCTACAACGACTGCATCAACCCTTACTACATGTTCTGGGAGGGAGGCAGCGACCCGACACACCAGGACTTGCGTATGATAGGATGCCTCCACGACATCAGCCCGGAAGAGGTCTATTTCCGCTTTGCACGTCCGGAGTACGGCCTGACCATCGACGACCTCGATGAGATCTTCCATATCGGAGAAGTCGGCAACCTCAACCGCCAGACCTCGCAGGAACTTAACGAGAAGAACAGCATCGAAAGTGTCTCTTTCTATCAGCCTTCGGATCTCGGCCTCTGTCGTGTCATAGAGGTGTGGCGCGAGGAGGTAAAACCGCGCTACCAGTGCTTTGACCCGCTGGCAACGGATCAGATAGACAAGTATTTCCGTTGCGAGAAAGAAGACCTGAAACACGTCGTGGCCATTAACCGTGAGCGTAAGGCAATGTACGACGAGCAAGGCGTGCCCAAGGAAAAGCGCGCATACATCACCGCCCAGGAGATTGTCGACAAGTACTGGCAGTATTACTTTATGGCTCCCGACGGCCGCATCCTCTGCGAGGGCGAGTCACCTTACGACCATAAAAGCCATCCCTTTACCATGTCGCTGTTCCCGTATGTCAACGGTGAGGTGCATTCCTTCATGGGCGGCTTCATCGACCAGCAGAAATACATCAACCGCATGGTGATGATCAACGACTTTGCCATCCGTTCTGCGGCAAAGGGTATGACGTTCCTGCCGCTGTCGATGAAGCCCGACGGCATGACCGTAGAGGAATACGCCAACCAGAAGACCAAGTTCGATGCCGTCTTTGTCTACGACGACACCAAGAGCCGTTCAGGTGCAAAACCCGAGTTCTATACTCACTCGGCATTCAATACAGGTGCCAATGAGATGCTGCAGACACAGCTCAACATGATTCATGAGGTATCGGGCGTTTCCGGTGCGCTGCAGGGTAAAACACCGGCCAGCGGTACGGCTGCCTCTCGCTACGCCATGGAGGCGCAGAACGCCACCACCACTATCTACCCGCTCATTAAGAAGTTCAACGGCTTCGAGGAGCGCGTGGCAGTGAAGACGCTCGTCACGCTCCAGCAGTTCTATGAAGAGGGACGCGATATCACGCCGAAGAAGTCCGACAAGCAGATGTTTTATCGTGCAAACGCCTGCCGCAACATCAAGGCTTCCGTCAGCATCAAGAATTCAGCTGCCACAGCAGCTTTCTACCAGATGGGCAACGAGATCCTTAACATGCTTTTCGACAAGGGAGCTATTGACGTGCGCACCTACCTGAAGAATCTCGACGCGCCTTTCTCCGACAAGGTGCTGCAGGATATCGACAACTATATGGGACAGCTGCAGCAGGGACAGGTTCCCGAAGGTCCTGTACAGGTGCCCGGTGCCAACCAGCAGACGGCCAACATGGCTACCCAGCTTCTCAATGGCCCCGGCCAGCTCTACACACGTCAGGCTGCAGGTCAGCCCCTAACCCTTCAACAGTAACCGCTTATGACTATTACACTTGACTTCGGTACACTCTTCGCCATCGTAACGCGCTCGCTCTCCATTATCGGTAAGCGGAGTACTGACGATAACGGCAACCGCCTCTTTGCCGACGTCACGCTGGGGACGCGCGAGCATGACATCATCGCCGATTTCTTCTATAACGCCTTCGTGGATCTCAGTGCAGAGCTGAACGAGTTCCTGACGGCGGTCATAGACAACCCGTCAGGCATCACGTCGGTCATATACTGCACCTTCTGGACTGATCAGGCGGCTTCTAACTTTGTCAGTCAGATCACGGAAAGCGGTCAGTACCTCTATAAGTACAACAGCAACGACCTGTATGTCTCCAGCCTCACCTATCCGTTCAGCTATACCAATCCCGCCAGCGGTACGCTGTTCAGGTATAACGGCTCGTTCTACAGATGGAACGGATCAAACCTGACACTCATCAGCGATCCCACTACCCTGACCGAACAGCAGCGGTTGGCCGCCATAGATCTTGTCTACTACGACACCAACCCGTCGATGGTATCGGGAACAGCCGAGAATCAGTACCTGTATTATAACGGATCTGTCTACAAGTCCTCCCGACAGGCATCGTTCAGCTCGGCGTCCGTTCCCTCAGGCGCTGCCCTGGTAGGTCCGCAGGGAAGGGTGTACACCGTTGAGGGAAATATCATCACCGAGGTTCCTGCCAGCATACTCGACACGGTGACGCTCTCGCTCACCATGCCAGACAACTGGAACACGGGACTGCAGCAGGCGATGTTCCAGGCTGTCAGTACTTACTGTGTTTCTTACGCGCTCTATTCGTGGTTCACCGTCACGGCTCCACGTATTGCGGAGAAATACCTGGGCGACATGAAGCGCAGTCTGACGGCCGTTGTCAGGATGGCCAACGACAAGACACCGCCTGACGGATCGATAGACGTCCTGTCAACAACAACAAGCGTATCATAAAATCAGTATATTATGGCAAAGACTATCACACTCAATCTCGAAAAGGACCTCATCATGGAGGCCGTGAAAGCCGAGACCTACGACACCGGACGCATCATCAAGTCGAATGATCCGGTAAAGAACGCGCCTACGTCGCTGTCGGAACAGGCAGGCGGTGAACAGCATCAGGAGCGACAGCTGCTCAGGGCGCTGAAGGAGGCCGTGGGAAGGTTCGAGTCACAGATGGTGGAGTTCCTCGACGCTGGAAACGGCACCATTGACAATACCCTCTCCAGCGCGGTGAGCCACTTCACCATCACCATGGTCGTCAGCGACCGCTACAACGAAGGACTGCGAAACCCGATGTCCTCGATCTGCGAGGCCTACATCATAAACATGGTGCTCTACATCTGGTGGAATGCGCGCGACCAGGCGTTTGCCAAGCAGTACTACGCCAACACGCAGGACTCCATCGACCACATACGCCTCTGTCTGGCAAAGACGGCTCCCGACGCCTCGGCAGTCGATTACTTTGCCGTGAACGGTGAGGTGACGGGTGCAAACATCGTCTCTATTGCGTTCCCCAACGCTACCTATCAGGCCACCTTGGGACAGGCGTTCTCCAGCCCCTCGCCCACGACGGCTCCTGCAGGGCTGGCCCTGACCTACTCTTCTTCTAACCAGGCCGTGGCTACCGTCAACGCCTCAACGGGTGTTGTAACCCCCGTCGGTGCCGGCTCCTGTGTCATCACCGCACACTTCGGCGGCAACAGCGCCTACCGTCCCGGATCGGGCGCATACACACTCAACGTATCAGCATCCTAACACCCGAAGCCATGTCTAAAGTCATTAAGGTACAGATACTGCATGAGTTGGCCATCAACTCCGCAAAGAACGAGACCTATCAGAAGGGTATCGTCGACAAGGCCGTTGACCCAAAGCTGATCACGGCAGCGTTCCATGAGCAGGCCGGCAACGAGGCCTACCATGAGGCGATGCTCTCGCGCAGCATGCTCACGCAGATAGAGCTGCTGAAGACATTCTTCTCAGACTACCTCACGGGCGACGGCAATGTTGCCGAGGACGCCACCATCAGCAGCGAGGAAGAGAAGAACGGCTTCACGGACATACTGCTTAACGTATCGGACCGTTTCAACACGGGCTACGTCAAGACGCTGGCGCGCCTCTCGCAGAAGTTCGTAGAGGACAGGATGATCTACCTGTGGTGGCTCTCCGTCAGCAAGGAGTTTGCAGCCATCTATGCCACTGCTGCCGAGGAGGACAAGGCGGGTATCATGGCCTGCTTCAACAAGACGGCTCCGTCGGCTCCGTCCTACCGTTTCCCGACGGCCATAGAGATACGTTACCCAATCATCCCGGAGCGTAACCAGGTGCCGGGCTACATCACGCCCGACAACACCAACGTTATCGAGCCGGAAGCGCTCTTCTCCAATCCGTGGTTACTCAGCCGCGGCCAGGAGTCGGAGATCTCCTACGTCCTCACGGGAGAGGACGGCAAGAAACCTCTGGACGATATCGTGGTGCGTGCAGATAATCCCTGTTGCAAGCCCTGCATAGGTAGCGACGGCCATTGGTATATCAAGGGTGTTTCCGACGGTTACACCCTCGTCACGCTGTTCTCTCGCCACAACGACCAGGTGTTTGTGAAGTTCGCAGTACGAGTAACACTATAATATATATAAGGTATGCCATATCCGCACAGTTGCCATACAGACCACCGCCTGATACCTGCCGAAGTTCCCCAACCGCGGCAGGGAAGTCAGGTTATTGAGATCATCATCATGAAGTCTGAGATACTTCACGATATCGAGACTTCCATCAGGCAGATTGAGAAGGGACGCAAGCCCGAAGACCCGCTGTTGCTGACCGAGGACGGCTCCGACAACTACCTGCTCTGCCGATGTATTGACACTGCCCTTGATCAGGCCGTGTCGCGCTGTCAGGCATACCTGCTGCTGCCGTCACCGTTTGTGCGCAGGATCTCCGCAGACCATACTCACGAATGGGACGAAAAGAATATCTTCCTTGCTTTGCCGGCCAACTGGCCGCCTCATTGCATCGATCCACTGCGCGATGCCGTACACAACTACATCGTCAACCGCGCCATGCAGCTGTTCCTTGTCTATGCAGACGCCAGACTGTCAGAGGTGTGCGACGCTATGGCCCTGTCATGCTGGAACGACATCAACACACAGCTCAACGCACGTCTCGGACCCACACGTATTCACCCGACATTCTTAGGATAGCGATATGGCAGCAAAGAAGGCAGGCCGTCCGAAGGGCGCACAGAACAAGGTCGGAAAAGACCAGAAGGAATTCATCAGGGGACTACTTGGTGATACTCAGGAACAGTTCCGTGAGGCCTTTGTCTTCTATGCCAACGACTCCAAAAGCAACAGGGAAAGCCGATCGCGCTTTGTGGATCTCTCTATTGAGCTGTCAAAGATGATCGTACCCAAGCCCGTAGAGATAGACGCTAATATTGAAGCGTCCGATTTTGAAGTACTGCTTGGCATGTGTTCCAAGTGGGATGATGAAAAGTGATTTTTAATCTTTTAAATGTCCGCTGCCGTTCCTGACTTTATCAGGCCGCTGCCTCCGCTGCTCTCCATCTGCCATACAGGAAGCGGCATTCTCTGACTCACCCAAAGGCCGATGCCCGTCGACATCACGATATCGTCGTGGTTGTTCTTGCCGTCCACGTTACCCATCGTGCCGTCTTCCTTGCGCTCATAGATAAGCAGCTCCCTATAGGCCTGCTCGTCCGGATCCTCATACAACTCATCCTCTATATAGGCGATGTAGTTGTCAATCACCTGCTCCTTGGTCAGTGTATTGGTGTGGAAGCCGTACACGTTTGTCACCTTCTGCGTCACCTTGTCAACCTCGGTGCGGCCGATGTACATATTGGGATAGTAGTCCGCTATCTCGTCAATGATGGTTCCCGAATGCTCTCCCTCCTCCTCCAGCCTGTCCTTACGGGTGTCGGCGGTGTTCTTCTCTATCACCAGCATGGCGTCCTGGTAGAAGTGCGCCAGCTGCGCGGCCTTCCATGCCAGCAGGTCGTGGCGTATATGCCCGCGCCAGCGTGCGACCACCCTCGGACGGCCTCCCATGTCGCGCATCATGCCGAAGCGGTCTATCACCGTCATCACCGTAAAGTCAGACGTCTTCGAGCGACCTCCTATATCGACGCTCACCACGTAACGGTTCTCCACTTTCAGGCAGTCTGGCATCTGCCATATCTTCAGTGCCTGTCCGTCGTCGAGGCGGTCAATGAGATGTGCCGTCCTGATGGCCCTTGCGCCCTTGTCCTCGTCGCCTACGATGTTGCCTACGAAGATCGGCGCCTTCCTCATCTTCTGCTGCATGGCATCGACGGAGTACTTGTTGAAGATCAGGTTACCAGCTGCCATGAAGCATTCCACGTCGTCGCTGGGAAACTCGGTGGCAAAGTAGGAGTAAGAGCGGAACTCGTTGATCTTGTCGCGGCACCAGCTGATGGCCTCGAACGACGCGCCCTTCTGCCACAGCTGCCAGAAGTATTTGCCGGTCTGACGGTAGCCCTTTACCCAGTTGGGGTTGTCCTTGTTCTCCACAAGCCACCGTGCAAACTCCATGGCCTTGTCTATGTAGCCGGGATCCTCTTCTACCTCTCGCCAAGGTATCTTGTTCCTGAATATGCCCTGATAATTGGGGTTGAACTCCTGACGGTACAGCTCAATCAGGTAGAACGGCACATACATAGCTTCCCACGCGCTGGGTATCTCTGGATCCTTCGCCTCATGGTACATGTTATAGAAGAAGTCTCCTACTACCCTGCCCGACGATTCCATCACGATCATTGTGTCGGGACGGTTGCCGATGGTACCGTTCAGTGACGAAAGCACGCCCTCCGGCTTCTTCTGCTCCGTCTCCTTCCAATATGCCACCTCCGAGAGGTGCGCCATCTTAAGGTTTGCGCTTCGGCTGGCGTCGTAGTTCTCATAGCTGGCCACCGTCGTGACGCTATCCCTGACCACCTCGCCCGTGTTGGTCTTCACCACGAAGTCGGCGGTGCTGCCCTTGAAGGGTGCGCTCTTCAGGCGCTTGCCTTTACAGCGGACACTCCAGCCTGGCTGATTCTCCAGCGCAAGATCGTACATGGCGCGTATTCGGATGGATGCTGCCGTCTGGTGCGCCATAATGGCCATGTTCCAGCGGCGGTGACGGCAGTCCTGCATCCACTTGCCGTAGAGCTGGGTCTCTGTGCTGCCTCCAAACTGCCTGGCCTTCGGCATGACGATACGGATAGGCTTGCCCGCAATGCGCATCTCCTCCTGCTTCTCCAGCAGCATACGCTGGCCGTAGTTCAGTATATACGGAATGACCGTTCCCTCCTCCTTATCCACAATCTTATAGATCATGGCAAAATAAAAAGCGGGGTCTTCCTCGCTCCTGGCCAGCATCATAGCATACACCACGTCCTGATAACGCTCTTCGGTGTACTCCCAGCCCATCTCGTCGGTGATATACTTACGGATGGTACCGCGCTTGATAAGCTTTTTGATAAGGATATTGTGCCTTACACACCTCTCAGGCATGTACTGCACCTTTACGGGCGAGTCCGGTATCTTAACCTTTACCCTCGGTCCCGGAGCGCCCTTGCCAGTCACGGGATTGAAGCCCTCGAAGATCTCCCTGTTGCGTCGGATATTCTCCCTGACAAGCTCGAGGTAGATCTTCGTGGCGGCCTCATCCAAAGTTAAGGTCTTAGTTCCTGTAGCGGTTCCACCTCCATCTGCCATAACTATATCCTATCAACAGACAGTACAGGTGCAGGCACCAGTTCACGTTCGGTATGATGGCACCTATCAATGCAAAGGGCAGCGCCTTGATGCAGAACTCGCAGACCTTGTCGCGCACGTACTTCCTGCCTGCAAAAAGAAAGCTATGGCAGTACACGCCCCACTTCACGCCCCATGTGGCGAAGATGACACCCGAAAAGCCCATCGTCACACCGTCCAACGGCCATATAGGGCCCCACACGGGGAAGAACGACGCCACAAAGGCAATGACGGTCGCGGCAGCTATGTACAGGTGTTTGCGCATGATCCACACCACGAACAGGTTACCCAGCAGATGCCACACGCCAGCGTGACTCAGCATATACAGCGCATGATGCACTATTGATGCGTCGCCGTGGTTGCCGTAGCCCACCTGCGGCGCAAAGGCGTACCATGCCGTCAGAATGACCGTCAGCACGGTCTTCTCAGCAGTCAGCTTCTCTGTTTTCATGCTTGTGTGCGTTTGCGTTTAGCACTGTCGGCCTCTTCTTCATAACCAGCTTCCTGATAGTCGCGGCCTTTGCCCTCCTTGTTGCCTTCTCGCGCCATATCTGCCCCATGCGTATGGCGTTGATGTAGAAACGCGGCGCCGGCTCCTGCAGCGCATGCCGGATGATGCAGTAGAGCGAACTGCTCCAGAATTTCTCTTTCTGTTTCAGCTCCAGCACCTTCTCGAAGATCGCCTCATACATTTCACGCCTCAACGGGCACATGGCCTGCAGCTGACTCCTGTCACCCCGCATCATCGGAGAGATCCGTTGATGGGCGCGCCTGGCATCCACGTAGAAACGCGGCGCAGGGTGCGTCACTGTCAGCTCATAGGCCTCTTTCTGGTTTCTGCAGCCGTGCTGCACTACGACCTCGCGGTACACCCGCATGAGGTCATTCTTCATTTCCTCCCTGAGAATTGTCGACTCCTTTCCCATTTGTCCTCATATTATTGGTTCTCCGGTTCTCCTCTGTAAGTATCGTGCCGCTCAGGCGCTCGCTCGGCAGCATGCTCAGGTACAACCCTATGCGGAAGTACTTAGCCGCTGCACCGAAGCGTGAACTCATCGCGTACCAGTGGTGCAGGTCATCGCTCAGCCACACCTCGGTCTTTACCACCGAGTCGGCAGACCACCATCCCACATTCACCAGCTCCCTCAGGCTCGTCACCGTCAGCGGACCGCCAAGCTTCATCGGGCGCGTCAGCAGGAACGCCGGCTGCCTGGTGCTCACCTCGTCCTCGCGCGGCTTGCCGTAGAGGGTATAGACCTTGTTATATAGGATCGTACCCAGATTATTCCGCTTGACGGCCTGCAGCAGATAGTCCGGATAGTCGTTCACCACGCTGTAGACTTCCGGGAAATACACATCCTCACCCCTTTCTATCGTCGGCAACGACTGCATGGAGATGGATCCGTCCGCAAGGCTGTATGAGAATGCCAGCCCGTACGACGGATTGAAGATGAGCAGGCGCGAGTCAATATAGTCGTAGGCCATCCTTACGCCATCGTTGCGGATGAAGTCAAGGAAGGTGATGCTGACGACCGCACACTGGTTGACCAGTCGCGCCCAGGGATGAATCG